GATATGGGATAACTTTGATCTGTGTAGTGGTATTAGTCTGTTGCCGTATAGCGATCATGTATATCAACAAGCTCCGTATGAGGACATAGACGCTGAGAAGTATGAAGAGTTACTAGCGGCTATGCCACAGGGGGTGAACTGGGATGATCTGGAACACTTTGAGAAAGAGGATAACACGACAGGGAGTCAGGAGTTAGCGTGTGTAGGTGGTGCATGTGAGATAGTTTAGATATAACATGTTACAACTTGGGGGCATTACGCCCCCTTTTTTATTCCTCTTGATTGTTCTGAGCCATTGCTTGTCCTGTCAATAAGCCTGTTCCTATTACGGGAGCAGCGACAACTTTAGTTTTAGATTTATTAGCCGCTCTAATTTCACTAGCGGTGGGTGTTTGTTTTGCCCTTAGCGCAGTTTTCGTCCAGTTCTTAGCAGCGTTGTAGTAATCTTTGTTTTTAGCGTCCCGTATGTTTTTAGGAGCTTCAACACCTGTTCTTCTCTCTACTTCCTTTACTAGTTCGCTCACTTTCTCTCTACTTATGTTGCTTTTGTGTTGGTCTTTAAATCCTACGTCTGACCAGTTCTGTTTCATTACAGGTTGAGCGGTAATTACTGAGTGACCACCTACAGGATTCAACCCAAAAATATCGTGACCGTCACTAATCATTCCGTATGTCGTTTTATTGTATGGATCAATAGCAACCCATTGGTTGACTCCACCTAATTCCTTTTGTTGAGAAGCAAAGTATGTAGATGTTTTTATAAACTTGTTTGGTTTTTTAATTTTGTCATAGTCTAAATTACTAACGACAGTACCGTCTGCGTCTGTAATTCTAGCAGGTTTAATTTTTCCTGCCTCTATAAGTTCTTCAAAAGTTAATAGAGCGTCTGCTTGAGTAGGCGTTGGTTCTTTACCTGCTCTTTTCAATGCTCTTGCTTTTGAAATCCTATCTAAATAAGTAGCTCCGTCAACATCTGCTAATTCAGCAGCCCCTCGTCTACCTAGATTAAGGAGTCTAACATTGTCTTTGTTTAAAGTCGCAGCTAACTGAGCAAACTCTATGGTGTCTTCAGGAGTTAAATCGCGGCCTTCTAAAGACTTAATTTTATTAGCATACTTTTGAATACCACTAGTTGTACCTTCCGTTGCGCTGTTAAAAAAGGAACGCATTATTAACGCGCCTTTACCTGCTCCTGATCCTTCTGTAACCCCTGACTTTCTACTGGCCTCCGTGGTTTTTACTTGAAACTCAAACAGTTTATTTTGAAAACGATTAGAAGTGATGTGTGGCCCGTTTACCAAATGATTTGTAGCTGCCCCTATAATATCTTCAGGTATGTCAGCTTCTATTCTGTGTGTATTTCCTATTCCTGCTGAAAGCCTACCTACATCTTCTCTTGGTATTCCTGCATCGTAATACGCTAATTTGTAAGGACTGTTCCACAAAGCCCCTCTTTCGCTTATAGGAGAAATCTCAGGTGTTCTTCCCGCTTCAATAGACATAGCAGTAAATTCTGAATCCTGACCAGAAATTTTTGCTTTTCTAAGAAGATCCTCTGCTGTTGCGTTGTATCTTTTTGCTTGTTTTTCAAAACCAAACTTTTGTGCTAGTTCTGCCTTTCGTTTTTTAGAGGCCGCTTGTTTCTCCATCCGTTGTGCAACTTTACTTTGATTTTCTATGTCATCTAGTTTAGCAGTAGGTATCCCTGTGACTCGTTCAGATGCGCGTTCTGCAGCGCTTGTTCTCGCTGAAATAGAACGAGGAACTTCCTTTAAAGCATCTCTGAGAAAAGAAGTATACGGTGTTCCAGAATAAAAACCTTCAATTAAAGTAGGCATACTGGCAGCAACTTGATTGCCTAAAGTTCCTGTGTTTCTCGCAACACTTTTAGTTAAAGCTCCCGCACCCGTTGCTCCTCCTATGTTTAAAAGATTACCTGCTAAATCTGAAGTACGTGGGTATTCTTCAGAGACATCTGTCAAAAAACGAGAAACAGCTTGTGCAGGAGGAGTAGACATAACTGCTTCTCCAAGATACTCTCCTGCTTGTTGGAAGGACTCAGGAACAAACTCTCCTGCTACATCTCCCGCATATCCCGCTGTTTGACCTAGAGCCGCTATAGCTAATTCAGCAGAGTTTAAGTAGGGGTTATCATCAGGCTTTTGCCTACTGGCTGTTCTTTTGACATTATCTGTACGTCTTTTAAGATTTTCCCAAAAAGAAGTGTCGTTGTCTAGCGCATCACTCATTGTACAGTTTCCTCTTGTTCTTCATCAGCCCCTTCTGGAGCAGTAGGTAGTTTCATCAACTCAACAAAAACAACACGGTCAGCTTGTAACGCTTTACGCATTTCGTTACCTAGACTCTTCTTAGACAACACATCATCTATCTCTCGTAAACCTTTAGATAGTGTCCTACGTAATGTAGGGCTGACACTACCTCTATATACAGCATAGCCTAAAGTACCAGAAGCAGCTAAACCTGTCAGCGTAGGGAGCATGTTTAAAAAAGCAGCACCACCTAATACAGAAGCCGCAACAGAAACAGTCCCTATTTTACCTAAAGCAGTTTTAGAGATAGTAGTATCTGTAGCTTTCAATATGTTCTGTAAAGACCTTCCTAGCTTAGTGTCTACTTCAATACCTGCTTTAGGTAAGACCCTATCTTTAGCTCGTAGTAATAAATGCTGTCTACGTAGCTTATCTAAAACAGCAGTTTCAGGTACTGCTTCTGACACAGCGTCATTGAGGAAATCTCTAACTGATCTCTGAGCTACTGTATAAGCGTTTTCATTACCGTCAAAAGAAGCTTTACCTTGTTTCTTAGACCAATCATCTAACTGCCTACGCACATTCATTACTGAGGCAGGAGAGCCGTCTGTTTCAGACAGCAACCTGACTGCTCTGTTAAATATCTTGGTAGCTACTTTACCCGCATCGCCTACTAGAACAGGGTTTTCATCTAATTCTTTAGCAACCCTTGTTTGCATTTTTCCAACAAGCTCTTTAGTGTTAAACTTAAACTTAGACTTTTGTAGCAAGTTGTTTAAATTATCATGCGTAATTTTTACTTGCTCGTCTAAAATTTCTCGTATTTTTACAAAAGACGTTTTTTGATCTATCTCATCAACACGAGACAATACGTTGACCATCTCAATTTCATCGTCTGTCGGCTGATAAATGTTTCTGCCTTTCTCATCCTGAGTCATACGAGCAGCGCGTTTTTCGTTGTTCGCTACTGTTTCAATAGGCGTGATTACAGTGTTTAAGAAGTCTCTACGTTTGCCTGTTTCTAATTCTAAAGCGCGGCCATACTGCTCATCAGATATAGTTCTAATTAAAGACTTATCGTCTGTAACAGGAGTTCTACGCAGAGGAGGTACAAACATTTCAGCAACATTCATAACACCCTCTAAAGCCCTTCCTTTACGTGGGTTGTCGCTTTTCCAATCCATGTACTCATCCCAAGTCCATCTAGCTAAATCGCCTATAGGACTGTCAGCCACAGCTTTAGCAACAGGTGTTAGAGTATCTACTATCCTCTTTTCAACAGAGTCTGGAGTATATTTACTTAGCTCCATAAGCGAAAGTTTAGCTCCTTGACCTACTAACTCTAATCCTGTACCTAAAGCTCCTCTCTTAGTAGTTGCTAAAGCCCATGCTGCTTCAGGATCAGCAGGATCGTCAAACTCTTCTCTCAGTTCTTCAGCAAATACCGGCAAGTCGGCAACTGTTTCTTTCATTGCTCCTAAAGTTTTACGATATTGTTCAGGAGAAGTAAAAGCAGAAGGATCATAACCTTCTACAGGAGCTTGAGGCTCTAAAGCGTCAAGCATTCCTGTTAGTTCATTAACTGCTAAAGTGTCTTGAGCAGCGTCAGCTTCTCTAAGCGCAGTGATTAACTGTTCTCGTGTGTAAGCCATTTAATTTTCCTTTATCGTAAATATTTAGCAGCGTTAGGAGGCGTAGTGTAGTCTTCGCGTTTAGGCAGCGGTACGTAAAAACCTTCTGCAATAGCGGGACTCATTTCTTCTCCTGTGATCCGCATCATACGCTCTAGAGACTTGTTATTTTTTTCAATTAAATCTCTAGCTAAAGTTTCTTCCATATATAGAATACTTCTTAACGCTTTTTCATCCAGAGAAACATCACCACCTGCAATTCCTCTAGCGATGTCAACATCTCGATCCGAAATACCACTTCCTGAACCGAAAGCAGGAAGCAGTTTCATTAACTGTCTTGCACGTATTGCTATAAACTCTTCAGTTGCTGCAACATCGTCCATTGACTGCGGAACTAAACCTAGTTCTTTAGCTAGTCTTGCTGTGTTTAATCTAAAGTTAGCTCCAAACCCTGTTTTAATTCCCTCATCCATTAATACTTTAGATCTGTTATTTAATGTAAGTATTTCTTCTGCTGTTCTTGCTGCTTCGTTCAGTTCTAAGAAGTTGTTAGAAGCTCCTTCAGTCAGTTTAGATGCAAAAGTATTGGCTTGAGAAATATCTTTAGTGACTTGAGGAGCTTGTGTTAAACCTAAGTCAACAGGATTAACCCATTTGTCATTAGAAGCATCGTAAACTTTACCTGACTCATTAATGCGGAAAGGGCGTATAATTTCTTTACCGTCAACCATTTGTTTAAATGTTTTTAACTCCGCTTTTTCACCACGTAATTGCTCTAAAAACAAAGTATCTGAAGTGTTATCATACTCGCCTTTCATAATACCCTGAACTACAGCATCTCCTGCTCCTTTAGAACGAGCTACAGCGGCTCTTCCCCTACGTCCTTGTTTACTTATTATGTTACGTTCTTCAGCTTCTAATACTTGTTTTTCTGCTAACTCCGTAGAACCGCCTCCTGCAACTACATCTGCGGTATCGTCTAATCCTAATGATCTAGCTTTAGTAACTAAATTTTCTCTATAGATTTTTTCTTTTTCTCGCTCAGTAATCATAGCAGCAGTTTTAGCCGCCCCTGCTAAATCACCAGTAGCCTGTTGTATTTGAGCTAATTTGCGTAAATCCTCTGATTTACTTAAGTCTAAATTAGCCATAGCCATCTGTAGTCGTTCAGCAGGAGAACGTGTGTCCTGCCCCATAGCTCCACGAAAGCCTCGTTGCATACCTTGTGCGCGTTGTGCGCCAAAGGCTAACCGCTGTTGCTCTGCGTTACCCGCAGTTACTGGATCAATACCACCGCTAGGTACGCCTGTAAGGAGTCCTGCAATATCTGTTCTAGCCATTGTTGTTCTCCTTAGTTAAATAAGTCCATCATTGCTTGTTCTCTTTCTGCATCTGACAAAGCATCTACTTGAGCAGGACTAAGGGTATAGTTAGGTTGATCTTTAGAAAAGTAATCTAAAATAGAACCTAAGAAGCCACCGCTGTCTACCAAAGGAGTAGCGTCTTTACCACCAATGATTCTGTTCATTAGCTGTTCTTGCATTGTAGGCTGTTGACCTAACAAGCTAGTCATTAAACCTTGGTCACGCTGTAAACGTAAACGATTAGCTAAGTCTTCTGCTTGCAGACGAGCCTCTAATCCTGACTGCTCTAACTGACTACCTAACTCTGCCCCTGCTAACTGACCTCTCTGCTGTAGCTGTACAGGAGTCTGAGCAGCACCAAATAACCCTAGTGCTTGAGCCTGTGGTTGATAACCTGCGGCCTGTAGTATACCACCTAGCTGACCTGCCTGTAACTGCTCTGCCTGTGCTTGTTGTCTAGCAGCTAGGTTAGCTCGTGCCATAGCTTCCTGTCGTGCAGTCTCTTGAGCTAGTAACTCAGGGGAAGCACCGCCATAGGCGGCAGAGGACAACCCTAAGCGGCCTTGTGACAGCATACGCTCTTCTAATGCTAAACGCTGACGTTCCTCTTCAGGACGCTGTACGGCTCTCATCTGCTCAAATAGCTGTGCTTGTGCTGTAGAAGGGTCTGCACCTACCTGACCAAACAACCCTGTAGCTTGACCTAGAAGTTGCTGCTGTGCCGCTTGTTGCTCAGGAGACAACGTAACGCCTAAGCCACCTTCAGGTGTAGTGGCTACATTAGCTAGACCACTGGTAACAGTGTATGGTCTAAACTGTGTAGCTTCAGGTACTTGTTGAGCTAACGCTTGCATTCCCGCTTGAGCTTCACGCCCTAGCTGTTCTGCTCCTGCAATGTTTTCTTGTCCTAAGTAATACTCTCCACCTGCGCGGAGTAGATCAGTTAAAGCCATTAGTATGACCCTCCAGTAATTGTGTCAGCCGTCAGTGTTCCTGTGACGTTCACGGTAGCGGCTGTTACAGTACCTGTGAAAGTAGGACTAGCAGTGTCAGCTTTAGTGGCACTGGCAGTGGCAATGTTGTTAAATTCAGTGTCGATCTCTGTACCTCTCACAATCTTAGCAGCATTGCCTGAAGGGAGAGAATCCTTTGTAGCAAAGTTAGTTGTCTTAGTGTAATTAGACATTAGATAAGTCTCCCTAGTAGAGCGTGTATGTCAATTTTTTGAATAGAAAAAGCAGCACCATTAACCTCTGCCTCAATGCCAATGGTTACTACCTCACCACTACCGCTAGTATTAACCTTTGGTGTGTTGATTAGAATAGAGGAGGTGTACTCTGCTGTAGTGTTATACTCAGAAACACCGTACTCGCCAATGTTGCTAGAGCCGAATGTAAATGCTTGTTTAGTATAATTCGCTGTATAGTCATAGCCCCAGTTCAATGTAGTAGGTGTGTTCTGTCCACCAATGATGGTCATGTTAAACTTCTTCAAGAACTTCAGGTTGGAAGTGTTACCAAAGTCCATAGGGTTACTGAAGTATCTCATCTCGTACTTAACAGCACCATCCATGTAGCCCTTGTACTCAACTATGCCGCTAGAGATTCCAAGGTATATCTCACCACCTTCCAACACAGCAAACGACAGAGGATACATTCCTGACCACGTTGTAGCCCGTTGTGACCCATCAGGCAGAGACTGTCGCATATCAAAGCAGTACACAGTGTTGCTGTCTGGTAACGTCAGTAGGTAGAAAGCCTCTTCAGAACTGTACAAAGACTTGATAGGGTTAGTCTGTAGCGGTATCAGGTTTAACAAGTCAGTGCGTACATTCTTGCTGATGTCACGCATAGGCATAGACTTCTCTTGTATAGTCCTGCCAAAGCTACGTACACCTGTCTCAGACAAGAACAGTATATCAGTGCCTGTGTGCTGTACTGAGTCACGGGCTATACAGCCAACGCCTTCTATGGTGTCTGTAAGCGTCATAGAGGCAGGAGAGGACGCACCTGAGTACACAAGTATAGACTTCTTACCAAAGATGATTAGAAAGCCATTGTGAGCCGCTAGAGCCGTTATCTCGTCAAAGCCTGTAGGCCATACCAGAGTTACGTCTAACGAGCCTGACGTACCACCTGTCCATGCGTGACCGTTAAGCGTGTCAGACCAGTAGACGGTATGCTTGTTACCTGTAACGTCTGCTACAAACAGCTTACCGTAGGCTGCTAGGACTTCGTTGCCCTGTGGAGCAGTACCTGTGCTGTGACTGTGGCCTGACATAGTTTCCAGAACAAAAGAACCTGACTCATCTGTACCTATCAGCGGCTCATGTCCTCTCTGGAACAAGTAGACATGGTTGTTTAATGTTACTATCTTCCAGTTGTTAGCTGAAGGAGTGTAACTACTGGGGGTAATGTCTGTTAAGGTTGAAGTGCCTTTGAATACTTTATTGTTACCCGCTGACAACACAACCTTGTCACCAGAGTTATCAATGTATTCGTATATAGTCTCTATGCCACGACTGCTTCCTAGTACAGAAGAGCCATTGCTAGATACTGCTTCCCAACCCTTACGCGCACCAATACGGCCTAGCTTGTCAATAACACAGTTGTCTGCAACAGCGGCAAACGATGGATCAACACCAATAGGTGAGTCCTGTGTGTTAAGACCTGCAAAACCAGGGGCGGCAACGGTAATGTTCTGTAATTGTTGAGCCATTAAGAATACCAGATAGTTTCTTCAGGATGTTGTGACGCATCAATAGCAATAGCGTCAGCCAATGTGTTATCTGCAAGTGCAAACAACTCTGCTGCGCTAGTGCCTCCAGTTTCACCACGCTCTCTAGCACCTAATGCAGTGGCTAGTTGTATGACAGGTGATGAAGGTGCGCCTAGCTTGTCTGTGTCTTCTGTAAAGTCTGCTGTACGTAACACCACGTTAAAGCGTAGCTGATACACACCGTCAGGCTTTGGGTATACATCAACAGCATTGTCACCTGCGGCATCAACACCGTTAAAGCTGTAGAACTGTGGTGCGCCTATAGGTGGAGTCTCAATCAAAAAAGCATTGTCCATCCAACGTGAGCCACGGTACTGCATGAACCAATCTGATGTGTCATTAACAACATCTAACAACTTCATTCTGTTCTGTGAGCCAGTGAGTACATAGTTAAATGTATCTGCTGTAGTTGACACAGTGAGAGTAGTGCGTAGTGCAGTCCAATCATAAGAGTCTTCTACGGTGCGTTTAGCGTCATTGACAAACTCACCAATAAGTTTAGAGTAGGATGTCTGAGCAACAGTAGTTACTTCATCCTCCCTCAGTCTGCGTAGTACGCTGTTTACCAGTTGTAAGTAAGTCATTAGAAATCGTAACTCCGTGGTTTAGCTTCGTAAATAGTGTTTTCAAAGAAGTTGTCATAGTCTGGTTCGTAGTCTAACTGTGGCGCAGACTCTGGGTAAAACAACTCTAGTTCTTCTCCTTGTGACTCTATAGGATAATCGCTGATGCCTATCTCTGTTTCAAACTGAAATAGCTCATCATTAAACAAGCTGTCTGTTGTGCGTGTAGGTGATGGTATAAAGTCTTGACCTGTGTCTGACATAAGAGAAGGTAGCAAGTCAAAAGGTAAATCAATGCTAGGCAGGTCAACACTGGGTAAATCAACATCTGGTAAAGCCTGTCTAACGGCTGTATCTAAGTCAGATAAAGCGTCACCAATAGGCTGTGTTACTACGTCATCAAATGTTTTACCTGCTTCTCTGATAGGCTGTATGACAGTATCATCTATAACACTACCTGTTGCTCTAACAACATCTTCAGCTTTTCTACCACCTGCTTTAATAACATCTTCAAGAGGACGCAATGCTCTAGTATCTATATCTACGTCTATATCAGGCACAGCTTCTTCAACAAAATCAGCAAGGGCTGTACCTACTTTACCTATAGGACGTACAATATCTCTAACAACGTCTTCAATAACGCCTAAGTCTATGTTAGTCTCAGGTAAATCAATAGAGCCTAGTGTACCGCCTTCTCTGATATAAGTACCTAAACCAAATGCAAGAGCCTCGTCTAGCTCCTCACCTGCTGCTAGTTTTTGTACAGTCTTACCTAGCCCTGCCTCAAAGTCATCGTACTGGATACCTGCACGTTCAATAGCCGCTTGGTCTAGTCCTACTTTGTCTAACCCACCTTTAATAAGATCGTTACCAACCAAAGCAAGAGCAGCACCTTTAGCATCTCCTGCGGCTGCTACGTTTAATGCAGTCTGTGTTTGTCCGTAAGTAGTACCAAACAAGCCAGTGCCTTGGGTCATCTGAGGCGGCCCACCACCAACAGGTATGTCACCTAGTGCAGGAGGCTTAGTTACTCCCGCCATGTTTAAACCAGTTAAGGCACTACTTGCTAACTCAACAGGAGATACGTCTACACCTGAAGCTAACTTAGCTCCTGTAGTTGCTAACGCAACAGTAGGATTAAGTAAGCCTACAACCTGTAGTACAGGGTTACCTAAAAACTTTTCCCACTTGCTAGGCTCTGGTGGATTCTTAACCCACACCATTGTTTGATTACCTAGTTCTGAATCAATACCTAGTAGACCAGAAACATCGTGAAAAGTTCCTGTTCTTTCTTTTTCGTAATACTCTTGTCTGGCAGCTTCATTAGGAAACTCTAGCTGTCCACGCTTACCGTAGTTAGTGTATAGTTTTGTCTTATCGTAATCAAGACCGCCAGTGTCTAACTCAGGAACATCAAACTCTTTATATGCAGGTATTTCTAAATCTTTAAATGCTTGGAGCAAAGGACGATCATAGTTTACTGCTTGGTTATAAGACTCAACATTATAACCTTGCATAGCTCCACGATTAGGGTCAAACTCGCTATATAAATCCATTGCTGTTCTAGCTTTAGACGGAGCTGATGTTTTTAATTGTCTTTCTATTTCTGCAATGTTTGTAGTTCCGTAACTTTCTTTTCTTTGTCTTGTATCCTGTACAGTTGTAGGTGAATAATAAGTAGTGCGAGGAACTACCTTACTGTCTATTACATTCCCGTAACCGTCATATCTTTTTTGTTCTTTAAAAGTAGTAAAACCTACCTTATCTCCTGCATCATCATATATGTAATCCCTATCTCCTGCTTGTCTTCCTTCAGTGCTAATGCTGCTTAACGGGACTTTATAAGGAGAGACTTCTGCAATTTCTTTCTGTTGTTCTCTAAGAACAGAACTAACAGTCTTAGGCGCACGAGCAGCGGCCTTAGCTAAAGCAGCTTGATTTATCTTTGTGTTTGAGCCGCTTGCGTAGGCTCTGCCGAATCCGCCACCACCCATTATCGTTCTCTCTGTACGTTCTTAGTCTTCTCTACTGTACGCATAGCACCTAAGCCTAACATGCCCATCAGTACACTTGTGAGTAGTGAGCTATCAACAGGTGGGACAGTAAACCAGATGCCTAGTATTGGAGCTAGGATGGTAGAATAGAATAAGGCTAGTCCACATATCCAACCAATGGCAGGACGCCATCCCGCGACAAATAAACTCTTG